CAACGTCATTGTTAATGGCGATGATATTCTCTTCAAATGTCCACGAGATTTTGCTCCGATATTCTACGAAACTGCTTTTGAAGCTGGTTTTGTGATTTCTCAGGGCAAGAATTACCTCTCACCGGATGCGTGCCTGATTAATAGTCAGTTATACATTCGTGTGAATGGGCTCATGGTGCGTCGAGGTTATCTTAACCTTAAGTTGATCAAGGGATCGTCGTTGAAGTCTGGTGACTCAGCGGCTACTCCAGATCAGCTCGGTAAAGATATTGGTAAGATGTGCGAAAACTGCCCTTGGGCTGTTTCCGCTATTCCTACTGCCTTTAAGCGATTTGAAGGTGAATGGTCAGGTAAGTTCTTTAAACCGAACTGGTACCTACCTGTACATCTGGGAGGATATGGTGTTCCTCTCCAGTATGCTCCGGTTGATATGAAGATCACCCGAGCACAACGTGAAATTGCTGCACGTTTCGTGCATGACCCTCGTATGGCTTTATACCGTACTAAAGGAATTTCACTGCCAACTGCTCAATATGCAGGAGCTTTAGCGAATTGGAGGATGATTCCGGGCGATTACGTCAGATCAGCTGGGGAGCTGACTGTCGATGAGATGAACGAAGGATGGTTAGGTAAGCTTGCCTACGCCGTCCGAGCAGCCACGGGTGTTTCTGTTGAGAAAACCAGTGATGCCGTGTTCATTTCTAAATTTCGTCCGCAATATCGTTTGAAACCGATGTCTATTGAAGGTCTCGAGCGTTATTGGAATGCACAAGTCTTTGCATTCGATTGTCCTCCATGTCCACCATTAGGTTATATTAAAGTTCCGACCGTTTACAATTCTAAGGAATCGTATTTTGCTCTCGACGTCATCTTTCCACCGAACGAAATTACTCGTTCCTTGGTACCAGTTCACACTGGTGATGGCGATTTAGAAGGGCATGTACCTCTTTGGAAGAGGTAAACGGGATCGGGGTCTTGGACTAGACTTAAACTAGCTCCATGGGGTTGTAGTGTGTAATTGCTCAAAACGGTGAATACCTTCTTGAACTTATTGGACGAGCGTTCTTCGCAGTTAAACCAGTTAGCTCAAAAGTATTCTTAATACTTCCGTGCTATCCAGAATGCCGAGAGACTACACGACGCATCCGACTTTCGTCGACCTACCAGGAAACTGGCAACGCCTGATTTGATTCAGGGGGTTTTAGAAATTCGGTTACACTATGATGTATAGTCCTTCCACGTCGGAAGGATCCCATATTAGACGATAACTTTATATATATATATCTTTCCATCAATTAATTCCTAAAATGATGAAAGGTAAACAACAGGTTTCTTTGAAGAAGAAACAAGCCCCTCAGAAGGGTAAGCAAAATCCTTTGGTCCAAAGGACGACAGCAGCTGCTGCCTATGGATCTCAGGTCAGAACAGGCGCACCAAAGGTGGATGGCAATGCCTGGACTGGAGATGGTAGTTGCATCGTGACACATCGTGAGTACCTTGGTGAGGTACTTGGATCGGTCAATTTTTCAGTTACCAAGTATCCGATTAACCCTGGATTAGTGAAGACTTTTCCATGGCTGGCTGAAAATCCAGCTCCGGGTTACGAATCGTACTTGGCTGATACTATGAGATTCTGTTTTGAATCTCAAAAGTCAGCCAGTACCGATGGGTCGGTAATGCTTGGTGTTGACTACGATACTGCTGACGATGACCCTGTGAATAAAACGCAATTGATGGCGTATCACGGGGCGGTTCGTGCGAATGTTTGGGATCACGTTACACTTAACTGTGATTCTCAGGATCTGAAGAAATTCGGTGTACAACGTTATATCCGTTTAGGAGATTTATCTACTAATCAGGACATTAAGACGTATGACGTCGGAAACTTCTTTATTGCAACGCAAGGTTGTGCAAACGCAACGGCTATTGGAGAACTTTATGTAGAGTATAAGATTAAACTTCATACTCCTCAATTGAACTCTACTGCTCGTTTCTTAGCATCTTCTCGACGTATTTCGACAACGGCTGCATCTAGGGCTGCTCCCTTTACTGGGACGCAAACGGTAACTGGTGGTTTATCAGTTACTGCCTCTGGAGCCACGTTGACGTTTAATCGGGTTGG